TCACTCAGGCTTTAGTGGCCACTCAATATCTGGCGCAGTTGAGGTATCAACGCGCATCAGCAAAATCCGATATTTCTTCCATTCAGCCAACGAGGCCGCTTCTTCTTTCGTCGCAATGCCAGTATCAACAGCATCCTGCCGCCACGCAATTTCTCCATCCGCTTCGCTTCGCAACTGCGTACGCTGAGTCTCTGCGTTTTCCTTCTGCTGCTCCGATGTTAGGGGTGGCAGGTCGATCCACACTGGACGCCCTTTAGCTGCCCCGAGCCTTTTTCCATCCGGTGGCGACACTCGCCAATATTTTTCTGTTTCTTCCTTTGTTGGCTCGAACAGATCCTTAGGAAGTGAATTCCCATAACTGCCGTCATCAACCATGTTTGCAGCGTAGAACAGAACCTGAGTGGGGCTAAAATAAGCATTCATATTAATATCCTATGGCAATCCAACGGCATGGCACTGATGAGGCTGCCGCATTGCGTAAAAAACCCTGTGCATTAAACGATAATGTCTGATGATAGATTAAACCGTGCGCCCCGGTGTCTGCCGATTGAGGGATCTGCAGCACCGTGAGACAGTCGACAGAAAATGGCGTAGGGAAGTTGACTCCCTGACCTGATGAGAAGTAGCCCCACTGAATCATCAACCCGCGAGGAACATCAGGGATACGGATGTAATCATTCGCGCTGTATGATCTCTTGGGAATAAGTGACGCGAGGCAGTCCATTGTTGCAAGAAGACTCGTACTGCCTGCTGGAATATCGTCTCGAGTCCCGACCCCCAGCAAGGCCGCTGCACCTAGCTGAAGTGCGAGTCTGAAAGCTGCCTTGTCAGGAATATCCGCACCATTTGACGCTTTAGACATTTTACTCTGGGCTTGACCAAAAGTGTATGTAACTGAATTTATAGTGGCCGCAAGTGTTGTATCTGTACTACCTACATTGTCACTCAGCCTTACTAATCCAGCATTTTTCAATGATGCTTCCTGAATACCAAGGTTTGCGAGAGTTTGTGCGACGGCGGCTTGTCCCGCATTTTTAATTTCAGACAGGTTATTGGTTGTTTTTAAAAAACCACCATCAGTGATTAATTTTGAAATGGCTGTGGTGAGTTGATTAAATTTTGTCGTGTCGGGTGTCACCCCACCAGCGACCAATACGTTGATCAATTCCCGCTGAATCGTGTTAAACCACTCCGCCGGAAAGATGGTGGGCGGTGTACCGCCAGCAACGTTACCATCGGTAAACTCGCCGTTACTGTCCGCTCGAGTATTGGGAATATCGCCAATTTTTTGCATAGAAAATTCCTCGCCAATCAAGGCGCTTTAAAATTAAAGAAAGTCATGAGTTAACTAATGTAGCCGAACCGGAGAATGGCATGTGAGGGATTTAGCGCTGCAAGGCGACACTCGAGTTGTTTATTACCCCAGGTTCGCAGCGGATCGCCGCTGTAAGTCAGGCCGCATTGGGCTGTATTAACCGTGGTTTCCGGGGCGGTAATCAGCCAGGTAAACGGCCAGTCCTCGCCGTTAATAGCATCGCCGCACACTGACATGCCCGCACAGGCCTGCCGGTACTGGGTGATTTCAATGGTATAACCCAGCGCCTGAGCTACCCGGATAAAATAAGCCGCCGATTGGCCACCTGAACCGAACAATTTAGACACCACGGCGCGCTGGCGTTGGATAAGGCTGTCAATCTCACCAATAGCACATAAATCGGGCAGACCCAGCGTGGATTCCCATTCTGGCAGTAACGCTGTAGCAGTGGCAGGGAATGCTGCGATTAACAGATCCTGCGCCTCTTCATCACTGCGCTGATAGGCGGCAGCCAACGCTCTGAGCACCGCCGTTTGTGCTCCATCCGGTCGCCGTGGCCACGCCAGCCCCGTGGGCATGAGAGCCTGCAAAGCCTGCGTATATTCATTAACGGAGAATCGGCTCATGTGTAGGTTACCCTCCCCCTCACCGGCAGTTCGCCGATCGCCAGTTGGGTATTGGTCGAGGGAGACGTAAGGACAAACCCACTGGTACCCGGCACATCGCCAATGGCCAGCAGCAAGGATGACCAGTAAATTTTCCCGCCAGGCTCCCCTTCCTCGAAAAAGACCTCATCGATGGCCGCGTTGATAGCCTCAACCGTGGCACTGCCCGCCCCCGCTATCCCCGCAATAACAAAATCAATCGGCTTTTTTGTCGGTGCGCAGGCGTAAACCAGTGCAATAATCGGTTGCAGGGGATAGATAGCATCAGCCACGCGCAGCTGGTCGCCGGTCGCTTTTATGGCTCCCCATTGCTCCCGTTGCGATATGCCATCGGAGCCTTGCGGGAAACCCCCGTTATCATTCCCGTCGCACATAAAATAAATGCCCACGCTCCCCGCGCCCATTAAGCGCCGCGCCACCCAGCATCGGGTGACGCCTGGCACCGCCAGCGCCCATAATCGGTAGTCGTTATCATTACCGCCCTGAGGGGTATTCTGGTAGGCCAGCAACATGCGGGAACGAAAAGCATCTTCACTCTCAATGTCTGCCCCACCCGCTATTTTCACCGTCGCTATCGCCGCAGAAGGGATGCCCTCTACGGCAACGTCGAGTGTCAGCAGCGTCCCTGCATCCGCATTGCCTGCCACCCCGCCACCGGTAACATTATCCAATGGGCTGGACAAAATAGCCGTTACACTGCCGGTACCCGTTCCTGCCGGGGCTATCGTTACATCACTATCGAGGGTGTATTGATAACCGTCAGCCCGATTCAGCACCGCGCCAGCCGCAACAATACGGCCTGCCGTTCCGGTGAATGATACAACAGGGCAAGTTGCCGGATTGGCTGGTTTTTGAAAAACGTCTTTCAGCGCGGCCCAGCCTGCCAGGTATTCGTCAGTGGCATGAAATGGCGTGGCCTGCAGGGCGATATAATCAAGGTAACCGTAATGCAAATGAGCTAGACCGGCATCAGCATCACTGATCACGCCCAAGTTAGAGAAGCGCAGTAAACTGCCGGTGGTTTTTAACTCAGACTGGATATAGGACTTATTGCGCTGGCGTAATTCGGTTAATGTCGGTCGATTGAATGGCATAAATTATTGCTCCCATACCCATGAGAATTTAACCGTAGTCTGGGTTTTACCCGGCTGCTGGTAACGGATGATCAGATTTAAGCGGTTGGGATAGATGATTTGGGCGGCGACGTTGATGCTGCTGACAACCTGATCCGAAATCAGCCACGCCAGCGCTTCACGGGCGTAATCCTCTGCCTTGATGGCAACCTGGGTGGTCAGTTTCTGGCGGCGTAACAACCACAGGCGGGAGCCGATGGCCTGCTCGGTATCGGTATCTCCCCACCAACCGCGCCGATCGGCATCGTCCAGCACATCATCAGCGCGGGCCTGCCGGTCAGTAAACAGGCTGATAAGAATGGCGGTTTTCAGGTCATCGCCGTCAGCCAGCCCAAGCCCCGCGGATTGCGACCAGTCGCCGATGGATTCGTTAACATTCCAGAGGGTGGTAATATCTGTCATTTCACCCCCGATCCGGGCGGCTCACTGGTGATGGTGGCACTGCCCCCTTGCACATTTTTAACCGGATGCTTATGGCTGTTATAGGCCTCACGCAGCGTTTTCAGGGTGGCCGAATTGCTTTCGCAGTGATCAATAATATCGCCGGTGACTTTCAATATTGGCGTTTTCATCAGCACGCTGTCGGTCGCATTAATGGTGACTTCGGTAGCGTTATTGACCGTTACCGGCTGGTTGTTAGCCTCAATAATAATCCCCGCCTCTGTCAGCTTGATAAACTGCCCCCACTGGGAGTAAATCACCGTTTCCCCCGCAGATAAGCCGGTATGGCGATAGGCTTGATGGTTAGAGGCAATGATCACAGCGCTCGAACGGTCACCGCCAAGAAAACCAATGACCACATCAGAACCAACGGGAAGTGCAGAAGAAAAACCGAACTCCGCCATGCGAGGCGTGTTGCCACGGACTTCCAGCGGGGTCTGGTATTGCACCGTTTGGGCGCTGCCGGCATCGCTGGAAGCCGTCACCCGCCCCACCCCAAGCATCATTTTGACTTGCCGGTATAATCGGGAAAGTTGCCCTGAATCATTCATCAGTGAGCTATCTCCATCAGGTTGCTATAGAACTGGTAAGGCTGAACGGTGAACGCGGCTGGCGGCATCAAGACCATCTGCGCCGTGGTACCGTAATCGTCTTTTAGATAGGTCACTTCGGCCAATAACCACAGTTCATCCTTTAAACCAAAAACTGGTACATCAATCGGGATCAGGGTGTTGGGTTCCCACAGTTTGCCGTCCTTGTCCCGCCAGCTATCCACGGTGACCAACAGTTCTTTTGAACGTCCGTAACGGCGGTTCATTTCCCAATCAATGCACCGCTGTGCCAGTTGAGCCGCCTTCATGGTACTTTCGACAATAATAATGCGATTGCGATAACGCATCCGGGCTGCCTCTGGATCGCGACTCCTTGCCAGAGTCACCGAACCATATCCCGCATCCTGAACCTGTTCCTGTAACTGGCTGACTGACATGGAAACACCAATATAGTCAGAGAAGCGCTCATCTATACCGGAGTTAAAGGCGGCTTTTTCGATATTGGTCCCCTGCGCCACGCCGCTGGCGGCTTTACGGGTACCGACGCGGGTCAGGTATAAACTGCCGTCTGGCAGGTCGTAGTACAGCAACGCCGCCCAGCGGGTAATGCGGTCGATGACTTCCTGAGACGATTCACCCCAGTTCAGGGTAAATTGCGGCACAATATCCAAATCGGTGACATCGGTCGCTACCGATACCCCATAGGGCGCGGCCAGTTTCTGGGCTATCTGTAACGCCGTGGACTGGCTGATCACATTGTTAGGCCATTCAGCGGAGCAATCGACCAAATCCTGGCATTTGCTGCGACCGGTGGCCCGGACTTCATGGCGCGTTTTGCTGATCATCGGTGCCCAGCGGTCGATATAGCCGGTCACCACCACATCCTGACCCAGCATCACCACACAGGGATCGCCCGGATTAACCCATTGCTGGTTATCACTTCCGGGATAAAGATCCATCAACGACAAATCGAAATCACTGGGCAGCCGCTCGATGCTGCGGGTCACCCGCACCTGATCCCAGCCTGAAATTAACTTGCCGCCGATTTTCAATGTCAGTTCGTCATTCATGAGCTTAACGCCTTAAATCGGGTGGGCATAAAGGCCGGATGGACGGGATTAGCCATACTGACTAGACCGTCGCTACGGGACGCATCCTGATACAGTCGGTTGGCAATATTCAATGCAGGCAGGGAGCGATTAAAACGCTGTATTTCCAGACGGGATAAGTTGGCCCCGGCCTGTTGTAGCAAGGTCACGATGGACTGGCGCATATCGTTCAGTGAGCGGTATTCATCATCATGACCCCTATCGGCAGCGGCCAGCGCGGCATGATCAACCACATCACACACGCGAGCCAGTAGCGCACTGGCCTCATCATAACTTTCAGGCTGAAACTGCGACGCGGCATAAACCATTGACCCGGCACAGAGTACGACCATCATGTGATTGGCTGCCTGGGCTATACGGGTATCACTGCTGTTGGCATAAAAAACATCGTCATTATTCTCTGATGACAGAGTTTCCATTATCCGGATCAAATCCAGGGCACTCACGGCATCCGTCATAATGGCGCTGACCAGTCGCTCAGCGGCAATGGCATAATCCTCAACCGAGGCCGCGTTGATGAATGCAGCGCTGGCTTGTGTGATAGTGGCTCGGCCCGTTACCGTCAGCGCCAGACGCTGGGAGACCAGCCCGGAGAAATCGGCAGCATCCGGTTGCTGAACACGATTACCGGTTGCACCATTGGCACTACCCCCAACGCTACCGAAATTAAAGCGGCCATAACGGGTACTGCCAAAGGTTGAACGCAGCGTGTTCCCCAGATTGGTCGCTTCATTGACCGTGCTATTGACCATCTTCACCCAAAATTGGGCCGTGTTTTTCAGGGTTTTTATCGTTTGATTAACCGCACGAATTTCCCCTTTTACCGTGGCAATAAATCCAGTAGCGGTTTTGCTGGCCAGCCCGAACCATGATGTGCTGACAGAGGAAACCGCATCAGCCGAACTGGTGATGGCAAAAACGCGCAACCCCGTTTCAATGATGGTTAACGTGAATTCGAAAACCCGCCCACATTCAGCCCCTTCGTTAATCCTGAGACCGCTTTCCGTTATGCTGACGGTCATTTCGCCCAAAGTAGGATGCACCAGCGTGGCGGGTCCCGCTTCTTCACAGGCGGCAATCAGGGAGTCACGCTGGGTCATCACATCCGGCGCGTTATAAAGCTGGCTGCTTTGCACCAGAAACCCCCGGATGGTCATACGGCGGGTAGCCCGCCCCATATCTTCCGACCAGGCGGTGTCCCGATAGGGATATTCGTGCATCGCCTGCCGACGCCCAAAAACACCCTCGCCGGTAACAACGGCAAAGGGAACACCACGGAAAGAGGCGGGATGCAAATGTTCCTGCCATTTCCAGCTATCGCCACTGGTACCTAATAAGTCAGAAAGGGCGCTGCCGATCAGTGACATTTATGCCTCCAGAAAACAAAAAACCCGCACAAAGGCGGGCTTACAATAAAGTGGCTACATTTTTTGGATTGCTGATCCGGGATTCAATTCTTTAGTCGCCAATTCACCATTAGGTTGGGTTGACTATCTTGATAAGGCGATTTTTGATTTATTGGTATTTGTAATAATCCCAATTAGCAAGTTCGCTTTTAGCTTCAACATCACCCAACAATGATCTAAGAATTTTTATCTCCACTACCCTCGATGATGCTTCACAATTAATTGGGGCGTCGTGAACTTTAGATTTAAATCCATCGATAGAGTACTTGCTAGATAGTCCCAAAATAAATGCCTTTTCATCTTTATCTATAGAGCTTCCTTTTTCATAAAATGAGATGGTGCTTTTTATTTTCTCATCCAGATGATGTAGTTCTAAAGCCATTGCTTCAGCCCTATCCTCTCCATTGAGAAGTCTTTTTAAATAAGAATTTCCATAGTTACAACCAAGCCCCCAGATACCTGCGGCGCTTCTAGCCGCCCCTATATCAACAGGCCCTGCTAACAAGGGAAAAGATATGAAGATAATCAACAATAAAATATGCTTCAAACGAATCTCCAGCCAGTTATTAACCAAACCATTGAAGTATATTTAGAACACGTCAGACATACAATTAAGTTGAATTAACCCGGGTAATTCATTGAGGTTGCTACACGCCCTCCCGACTTGCTGGTAATAATCTTACGCTCTCCACTACTGGCATCAATGAACGTCAGTTCTATCTCCGTTTTATTGCCTGCCATCGCCTGCATAATAGCGTTGGCTATATCCTGGCTACTTCCGGCGTTATCGTTACCTGAGGCTAGAATAGAAGCTCGCTGGTCACCATTAATATTGGGTGTAGTGCTTGAATTGAAAGTCTCTTCACTTGATTGAGGATGAATCGGCGGTAAACCCGGCATGATTTTTTGTAGATAATGACGAGTTTCGGCAGGTGCTTTTTCTAAGCCATGCTTTTTGACGTTATTCTGTCCCCAGTTATAAGACGCAACAGCCTTATTGACATCACCATCGAACATTTTAAGCAAATCAGAAAGATACTTGGCTGCAGCTTCACTTGATTTATTGAAGTCCATACGATCTTCTGTGGTATTTAATCCATAATCTCTGCCCGTTGGAGGCATAAACTGGAACGGTCCTTGTGCCCCTTTTGGCGACAGCAAATTTTTTCCCCGCCCCGACTCAGCTTGATAGACCCGATCCAGAATGGTGGGTGGCAAATTATACTTCGATTCAAGTTGTGTCAGTCTGGCCTGCTGTTGACCATCCCCGGGGAGCATGTAAGGCGTATTTATTGACGTAGCGGACTCTTGTTTTTCTTTCTCATCTTTAGGTCCATAATATTCCTGATATTTACTCCTGAACCCATCGGTCATCATGCCGTAGTCTAACCCAACTTTATCCCATTCATTCAATGATTTATAAAATTCAGGGTCGTTATAGCCACGGCGTAACTGGTTAGCCTCATCGCCCCGATTAAACCCCAGTAAATGGGAAAGAGATATACTGTCTACACCATTGGATACCACATCGGTCGCCCCCTCAATCCCGTCTTTCACTGAACCATCGGATAATATCGCAGCATAGAATTTATTAGAGGCTCGCTGCTTTAACCCATCCCAAGCTGCGCTCACCTCAGATAACTGGCGATCCAGCTCGGTGAGTTGTGCATTGGTCTGAGGGTCAACCGTTAAACCGAATTTATCCGCCTTTGCCAATAGCTCTTTGTATTGAGAGCCTTCGCGCATTAACGAAAGAAGGTTTTCGTCTAGACCTAATGCATCAGCCAATGTTTTCTGCGTCTGCGGGGCAAGTTTAGGGAATATCTTTGCCACGTTTTCCAGTGTCTTATAGACATCCGCTGTGCCATCTTTGAGACGCTCGATGACAATCCCGTTCTGAGCCAGCAATGCCTGTGTCGTGTCATTACGCGTCCACAAGGGGTCATTAAACGTCTTATATAATCCCTCTACAGATTGCCGGGCTGAATCACTATCGATCCCTAATATCTGCATCGCGCCACTGACACGGCTAAAATTATCAACCGACATACCGGCATTTTTTGCCGCCGTATCCAGTCGATAGGCGTTACCCGCCGCCTCACCCAACCCTCTGGCTAGCCCGTTGATGACATACCCGCCAGCGGCTAAGCCGCCCAGTTTGAATGCTTTGCTGCCTAATTCCCCGACCATTTTCAGCGGTGGCACCAGGTCACCGATGTACTGGACACCTTCACGGGCAGAACGCCCCATTCCCTGAAATTTACCCTGCAGGTTATCCAGCCCTTCGACAGACTCATTCCCGCCAAGCTGTAAACCATCACGGGTTTTATCCAACTGGGGAACCAGTTTCTTTACCGCCTCGTCAATACGGTGAATAGTCGCCGTTACCTGATCGTTGGCCACCAGTTCAAAATCAAAAGCATTAGCCATAACTACTCACCTTAATTTGATTGATCCGATTGGCCTGCTGATACCACCACTGCAATCGGCTATAGGTCAGGAGCCAGGCATCCATTGGCCCCCACCCATAGTAATAGGTCACATCTGCTAGCTCGTTACCCCACTCTCCGGCTGAGGGGAGTAAGCTAAAAAACTCATCATGTAGACCTCGCAGGCCTTGTAGTCGGTGAAAGCCATCTTTTTAATGGCTTCACGCGGTACATTAGACACCAGAGAAATTAATAATCCCATTGCACTGAGTGCACCTGATTTGGCCTGTTCATCATAAAACTGCTGAACCTGAAGCAGTACCGGTTCGCTCAGTTCAATCGCTTCATAGGTGGTTTTCATGGCTTCGTGGCCGATCGGTTTAACGAGGGTAATTGTTTTCGTGCGTTCTAATTCAGACATATTAATTCTCCGTGACCGAGCCGCCTTCCCAGCGAATATCCGCCGTCGCTTCCGTACTGTCCACTTCCTGCGTATTCACCGACCACATGCCGCTGCCGATAATGGTTTTACCGTTCGCCAGTTCACAGATGATGCTGACGTTGGTCTGTTCGTTAAAATCACTGATTGAGGTTCCGCCACTATCGCGGATCTGGCAGGAAATAAATGGGGCGCTGAAGGTTTCTTTATAACCGTGTACCCCATCCATGCCGGTTAACGTCTCACGCTTGACCCGTGACGGGCTGTATTTAAACTGCCCCGCCACCATGATGGTCAGTCCGTCTACCGTGACAAAGGCGGTACCGGCCAGACGGTTTCTTGTATCACCCATAAAATCGATCCCTTATGCTGACGCCTGCAGGCGGAATTGGTTAAGAACAGCAAAAATACGTAACTGATTAATCAGAACGCCCGTCCACAGCACATCGACCCGATTGGGGTTGCTGGCGCTCTTTTCGACAATCAACCCTTTGGCAAAACCTTTCGCATCCTGCACATAACCGCTAAATTCCAGCGCCTGATACTGGGCAATCAACTCTGCGCGGATCACGTTGGGCGTGATAATGGCTGATCCGGGGGCGAAACGGGTACCGTCAGCAGCGAGTTTCATACGGGCAAATTTCGAGGTCACTTGAGTTCGCATATAGCGAGTAATAAACATCAGCAAAAACAGCGTTTCAATCTGCAAATAGCTGTCATCCTCTGCGCCAAATCCGTTTTTCTGGTAGGTGGTAATGATATTCTCCACTTGCACCGTACCGTCATCGGCCACCGTGACCGTGGATATGCCGCTGTGCAGCAGGTTATTACGCTCGGTCAGAGTAAAGCGGCTGGCCAGCGGCGGAGCCAGCACACCGGCGATACTCAGCGTTTGCAACGGACGCCCCGGATCGTTACGCAAACTTTGTGCAATCGCGCCGACATAAGCCGCTGACCAGATGTAACTTGGTGTTGGCGAGCCATTCACCCCCAATAGGGAAGCATGCTGATCGTTACGTAATTCCCCAGCCGCCGTCAGTTGGCCGTAAGTGCCCGATTGGGCGGCAAAGCTGTGACCATACAACTGTTCGGCGTAACTCCAACGACCGGTACTGTCCGATAAAAAGTCTTTGAGTTTATTCAGAGACGCTGTATCAGTGTACGGATTGATGATGAAATCAAAGGTGCGATCCTGCAAATTAGCCAGGGCATCATCCAGTTCCGGCGCACCGGCGCCGCCCGACATCGGGGTGATCGTCAGTGCCAGACTGTCCGGCGTGTTTTCCCCACCGGCACTGCCCAGATAGTTCAGGCGCACATCAATCGCGTTGCCGTGAGCACCTTTATTTTTGGCGGTTAAGGTAATCACCCCCGCCGCCGCCGTCGCTATCACGGGTAAAGCCGTGGCCGCATTAATTGCTGTGGTCAACGCCGTGGCAATGGTGGCAACGTCATCAGTGGCCACCACCGCAATCTGCACCCGAATACCGGCGATATACAGTGAAATCGCGCCCGTAGCCGATGCCGGAGTGGTCACCGTGATTTTACCGGTTGCCGCCACCATCGCTTCTGCATCGCTCAAGGGTAAGATATAAATCTCACCGGCAATATCATTCGCCAGATACGCGGCCATTTGCCCCTGCAACATCGAACCCGCACCGCATAACCCGGCCACGGTGGCCACAGAAGAAACCAGTACCGGTACATTAGGTGGAAGTGTGGCCGCTGCCAGCATTTGCCCGATAATTAAGGTGCGCTGCGTAGTGGTTGCCGAGTTTGCCTGCGAATTATCGAACTCGGCGAAGAAAAGCGGCGTCCGCAGGTTGTTCGGAATATGGCTAAAAGGAAGGGTCATTATGGTTTTTTCTCCACTTGAGTGGCTTCAGGTGCGGGTTTCACTTTCGGCTCTGGAACGCACACCACGTCACCGTCATTTAATCGGCGACGCCAAAAAGAATTGTCGGGAACCTCTGCGCCAGTTTCAGGCAAAAAGGTGCCCTTCACCGGATCGCGTACTGAGCGACCGGTTACGGGTTGTACAATCATGGAATTGACTCCTAAAGGTTGATAGCTACCAGCGGTTCTGGTGCGCCATCGGGCATGGCAATAGTGACGTCAATACCCGCCAGCGGCTCGGCATCGATAGGATAGAAATCTTCCGGGCCTTGGTAATATTCAATATCCAATTCCATCAGCAGTTGAGCCATATGCCCTTCGCCCGAGGAATCAATATCAATCGTGGAGCGTACTCGCGCGAATTGCTGAATTTTCCGCGTCAGTTCATAGCTATTAATCACCGCCCGCTCGACCTGATCGCGCAACCGCTCTAAGTGAATAGACCCGGGTTTCGTAGACAC